GATGCGGTCAGCGTGAGCCTCGGCCTGATCCTCGCGTGCGCGTGCGTATTGCAGGACAAAATCTGGCTTATCGCTCAACCAGTTGCGGATTGTCTTCCCATCGGGCATCCCGTCATCCGCACAGATAGCCCGCAGGGACTCGCCGGATGCCAGCCGCTCACAGATGCGATCTGCCAGTTCCTGCGAGTAGATCGATGGTCTGCCCCTTGGCATCACTTCGCCATTAGCTTGCGTGCCGCCATTCCCTTACCGGCTTTCTTGGCCGAGCGACGGGCGGTGTCGAGGGCGATGGCAACGGCCTGCTTCTGCGGGCGACCGGCACGGACCTCGGCTGAGATGTTGCGCGAGATGGTCTTCTGGCTGTATCCCTGCTTGAGCGGCATGTCACTTCCCCTTGTTGCGCTTGCTGATTGCCTTGGCCTTCGCCTTGGCGTCTTCCTTCGAGCTCGCTCCCCATGCCTTGAGGGCGAGGGCGAGGCGTGTCGGCTTGCCGTCCTTCTCCATCGGGCCGGGAGCGTTGCCCATTCTGGCAAGGAAGGAGGCGCGGCGCGGGTTGTCCCCTGACTTCACCGGAGCCTTGAGGTTCATCCCCTCGGCCTTAGCAGATCGGCGACCGGCCTCGTTCAGACCGCCCTTCTTGCTCTGCCCTGCCTTCCGCTGCCACGCTGCTGTCTTCATACGACTTTCACATCTCCCGGCTCTCGAGGCCGCCCAGCAGGACCACCCGGCACCGGCGTAGGCGTCGGGCCACCGAGTCCAGCAGCAGCGACACCGACCGAAGGCCGGACCACCCGCTGCACCCTGCCGACACCACCACCGAGCCCGCCACCGGATGCCAGTCTGCTCTCAGACTCTGTACCGAATGGCTGCTCGGGGTCTCCAAGTCTACGCGCTTTCGAGCCTGTAAGCGATGGCCGCAGCCGGATGACGGGCGGGGCTTCTCCGGGCATCCTCGGCAAGCTCGTCCACCCACCGCCGCCGCCGTATGTCGGGATTAGCGCACCGGATACCACCGCAGGCGCGATGCCAACCGGACCCCACGACTGCCCCCACGACAGACCCCATGAGCTGCCCCATGCACTCATGCCGGACCCCATGGGTCGCTGTCGGTGCCGCCTCCCTTGATCGTGTAGGCGTTGACCTTGCGGATGTCGGCGCGGATGGGCGATACCTCTGCAGCCAGCAGGACCGCCGTCGCGTTGTCCGATGCGGTGGGTGCGGGAGATTCACCAGGCAGCTCGATAAACACCTGCTCACGCAAATCGATTGGGTCAGCGCCCGAGGCCGTGATGTGAAACACCAGATCCCCGAGCGTGTCAGTGTGCGAGGTGGTCAGGGCGAGACTGTACCAGCCGTACCCGCGATCGGCCACGGTCGGGGTGATGGAGCCGAACGCTGCACCGCTCTTCGAGAGCGTTACAGTCAGGGTCGCGCCGGTCAGCCCGGTCACATGGTCGGTTGCATCGGTCAGAAAGACCATCAGGTTCCGCGCTGTCGATTGCTTGAGCATACCCTACGCCATCCTGTTAACTACGCGGGACTTGGAGTAGATGTTGCCACCACCGCCATAGGTGCCACCGTCCGCTTGCAGGACGAATGATAGAGGAAGCGTATAGGTCAGGGTTGCAGCGTTGCCCAAGTACGAGTAAGCGCCCCCGTCTGCCGCCAAGACACGGTTGATCTTGAAATCGGCACCGTTGCCGGTATAACTGTAGGTGCCGCCATCAGCCGCCAAGACGCGGTTGAAAAGCAGGTCGGCGTTGTTGCCCGTGTAGGCGTAAGTCCCGCCGTCTGCCGACAGGACAAACGCCCCGGCGGTCGTATAGGTCAGCGTGGCATCGTTGCCGCTGTACGAGTAAACGCCGCCATCAGCCGAGAGGGTGAACGCTACGGCTGCCGGTTGGTTGAATAGCAGCAGAAGGCTCATTCAGCCTCCGTTTTCATCGGCACAGCGAAGCCGCCGCGCTCGTCCTCCGTCAAGGCAACCGCTACACCAAGCGCAATCAGCGCCGCGCCGTCAGCATCGTCCACGATGGCCGACTCGTTTGCCTGGAGCGGCACTCCGTTCACCACAACGTCTTGTGTCAGCCGGATCTTCATGCGTTACGCCCAGAAGATGTCGCCCGCCACCTCGTTCGCGCCGACTGCCGTCGCGTCCGCATCCGCAACGCCCGTCACAATCGTCAGCGCGATGCCGGTCGTGAAGGCGATGCCGCCCTCGAGGGAGTGCCGCGCAACGCCGTTCGGCGGCACCCCGATGGTCTGCACCACGCCCGTGCCAGCCGTCGGCAGCGCGGTCTGGTTGTGTAGCTTGACGTAGCGCCAAGCCGCGTTGTTGTTCACAAAATACCAACCAAGGACGCGGCCCGCGCCCGCAGATTTCACCTGCGTGGCGTTGGTCGATGCGGCAGATACGATGTGTGTGCGGGAAGCCGCGCCAGTCGCGTTGGTGCGGTATTGGTGGCCCACATCACCGATAACCGCCGTGCCTGCCGCGATTGTGGCGTTGGCAACAGTTGCCGTGACCGTACCGGAAACCGGCTGCGTCGGGCCAGCGGAAGCCTGCACGACAGGCAGCGGAGCAGCACTACCCAACGGCCTTACGCCAGCGATATAGGTCGGGACGTTGCAGTTGTCCTCGACCGCCACGAAACCCACCGTCCAAGTGGTCGTACTGGCCGGAGCCGTCGAGCCGTTGAACGACCACAGGTAGAAATACAACTCTGTGTCGTCGTCGGGAATGTTCTCAATTCTGCTAGCACGCACAACGACGTTTGGCACCGTTCCGGAGGCCACTACCGTATCAGCAAAATTTATGTTTCTCCCGTCTGCGTAGGTCTGCATGACGTGACCCGGCGAGGCCGTCGTGTTGATGGTCGCCGCCGTATCGCCCGAGTTCCAGCCGCGCCGCTGCGCGTCCACCGAGGCGTTGGTCGCCGTCGTGCCGGTGTAAACCGTGCGGATGTAATTCCACCCGAACAAGTCCACCGTGCAGGACCCGGAAGCAGGCCAACCCGCCACCGTGAAGTTGATGGTGTCAACGCTCGGGATACTGGCAATCGCGTATCGCCCCGGAACACCGTTAGCGCCGCTGATTGCGCCGACGAACATGAACTGTCCGACATTGTTTGCGGTAAATCCGTGCGCCGCCTTGGTGACGGTGATACTTGTCGCCGAGTTTATGGTGCAGGACAAGCCCTCGCCAATGCTGTCGGCCAGCATCGCCACGAAGTTTTGGTTAGCAATACGCTGCGAGAGAATCGTCTTGTGCCGCGCCGTCAGCGACCCACGGAACGAGGTCGTGGAGCGTGCAAGGAACTCGCTGTTCGCCGTTGTGCCAGTCGTGACGAGCAGGTTGCTTGACCCCTGCGTGACGCCCATGCCGGTGCCGAGGCGCCGCTGCGTGAACTCGGACGCAAGCAGGCTTGACCCGGTATCCGCGAAGTCCACCGACCAGATATCCGCAGGTGCCTGACGCACCACCGCGCCACCGTCACCGAACAACGGGTGGCTCGTCCGAACGCGCATGTGCGTGGTCGAATCGGCAAGGCCGTCCGACAGCTTCATGCGCTGGTATTGCGCCCCGGCGATGTCGTCCGTAGCGACACTTTCGCCAGTACCCGGCAGGACTACGTTGTCAGTCATGTTTTTAGCTCAGGGTGATGGCCGCGCCAGTAAAGTCCACGGTGAAGGTTTCGGCGTTCGCCATCGTGATAGACGAGCCGTAGTCCCACCAGCCAACAAGCGGATCGCCCGCCACGGTGTCGTCGTAAATTACCGCGTAGCGGAATGTGGCGACGGGGCCGGAAGCAGTCACCACCAGATCATTCAGCACCAGCGTATAGGTGCCGCCCGTTTGCGATGAACTTGCAGTCGTGAAGTTACGCGCCGACAGGTTGGTGTACGCAATCTGCGTGATGTCAGCCAACACGCTGTTCGTCGCTACCGGGGCCACATTGGACAGGGCTAGAGTGAATTGATCGGTGGCAAGGTTTGCCGCCTCAACCATCGTATCGGCCCACGCATTGAACTTGTTGTACGTCGCCATGTGCTACCTCAGTTGATGACCGGCGGACCGCCAGGCGGAAGGCCGGCCGGAACATCCGGCTCGTCCACTTCGCGCACCTCGACGATCTCGCCCATCTGGTCGCGGATCGGCACGCGGCGACGCTTCTGCGTGACCGCGCGCAGGAGCTGGTCCATCTGCGCGGCGTTGCTCTGCGACATCTGCCCGATGGAGGCCGAAAGGCCGTCGAGCTGCATCACAGGGTTCACCTTCTGCACGACCGCCATCATGTCGGCGACCTGCTGGTACTGCGCCGCGACCTGGTCGAACTTGGCCTGCATCTCGACCTTCTGCAGCTCGACCGTCGCCCTGAGCGCGGCCACCTTCTCGTCTGAGG